GATTTTGTTGAATAGTGCTTATGGTGCATTAGCTAATCAACATTTTCGTTATTATTCAACAGAAATGGCAGAGGGTATTACTACAGCAGGGCAACTTGCAATACGCTGGATTGATCGAAGTATAAATATATATATCAATAATCTACTTCATACAAAGGATGTTGATTATGTCATTGCTTCGGATACGGATAGTATATATGTTACATTTAACAACTTGGTTTGTCAAGTTTTCAAGGACACAACACAGACAGATAGTACTCCAAAAATTATTACCTTCTTGGACAGGATTAGTAAAGATAAAATTGAGCCATTTATTAATAGTAGTTATGAAGATCTTCATTCGTATGTAAATTCATATGCACAAAAGATGCAGATGGGGAGAGAAGTAATTGCTGATAAAGGTATTTGGACTGCAAAGAAAAGATACATACTTAATGTTTATGATTCTGAAGGGGTAAAATACAAAGAACCCAAGTTAAAAATAATGGGTATCGAAAGTGTTAGGAGTTCAACGCCAGAATGGTGTCGTAATAAGATTCAAGCATTAATTAAGACGATCATCAATACTGATGAAGAAACTGTAATGAAATGTATTTTAGATTATCGTGAAGAATTTAATAATTTATCTTTTGATAAAATAGCATTTCCTAGATCAGTTAATGGTATTGCAAAGTATACGTCCACAAAAAGTATATATAATAAAGGCACACCAATTCACGTGAGAGGTGTTTTATTATATAATCATATGTTAAGAAAACATAAGCTTACTAAGAAATATCAGTATATTCGTGAAGGTGAGAAAGTTAAATTCGCATATCTTAAAGAACCAAATCCATTACACGAGAATGTGATTTCTGTTGCTACTCACCTACCAAAAGATTTTGAATTAGAGAAGTATATTGATTATGAGTTACAATTTGATAAAGCATTTTTACAACCAATCAAAAATATTTTAAATGTTCTTGGTTGGCAAACTGAAAAACGTGGTAGTTTAGAATCTTTTTTTTAAATTAAAGGAGTTTTATTATGGCAACAAAAGATATTATTAAACATTTAATAAAGGTGACCGAAAATGATTTTGCAAGCGTTGTATCCGCTGGTATTGTTGGTGATTGTTCTACTTTTGTCGATACTGGATCGTATAGTCTAAACGCATTGTTGTCTGGTTCTTTGTATGGAGGTGTTCCATCAAACAAGATAACATGTTTAGCAGGTTCTGAGGCAGTAGGTAAAACATTCTTTGCATTAAGTATAGCTAAGAGTTATTTAGATAAGGATAATAATAATATCATTATCTATTTTGAAAGTGAAGGTGCATTGACTTCCGACATAATAAAAGATAGAGGATTAGATCCTGATAGATTTATTGTGTTTCCAGTTGCAACAGTAGAAGAATTTAAAACACAAGCAATTAAGATAATTGAGAATATGGATAAAGAATATCAAATTATGATTTTTCTGGATTCACTTGGTAATCTATCTACACGAAAAGAAATGGAAGATTCATCAAGTGGTTCTGATAAAAGAGATATGACAAGAGCTCCAGCAATTCGATCAGCATTTAGAACTCTTGCATTGAAACTTGCAAAGGCAAATATTCCTCTGATTATTACAAATCACACCTATGATAAGATTGGAAGTTTGTTTCCAACGAAAGAAATTTCTGGTGGTGGTGGAATCAAGTATGCAGCTTCAGTTATTGTAACACTTGGTAAAAGAAAAGTAAAAGATGGTACAGATGTATTAGGAAATATTATCAAAATGAAACTCGTTAAGGGTAGAATGACCAAAGAGGAATCTGTTACTGAAACGATGTTGAACTATAGTACGGGATTGAATAAGTATTATGGTTTAGTTGCACTTGCTGAGAAGTATGATATATTTAAGAAAGTGTCAACCAGATTTGAAACACCAGTTGGTAAGGCATTTGAGAAAACTATTGTGAATGATCCAGAAAAGTATTTTACTGAGGATGTTATGGCTCAACTTGAAGTTGCAGCTAATAAGGAGTTTTGTTATGGGGTAGCAGGATGATTACCTTTCCAACACAAAGGACAGTAGAAACAAATAAGACTTTCAAGGCATGGAAAACATATCATGGAATGTATTTACACTTTACCACGACATATGATTATTTCAAATACTTTGGTAATGCATCATGGGGAAATATTTCTTCAATGGAAAAGTATTTTGCAAAGTTTGAACATCAAACTGGGTTTTCTTGGCAACGTGGATTCTTTACATCCTTAGGAAAGAAATATGATCATGAATTAGATTTAATATATTATTATCTGTCTCAATTGACCATTGGTAAAAATTATCCTACGGAGTTCTTAGATGATTATTTTGTTGAATATAAGAATAAAATGGATAGCTTTACACTTCATCTTGAAAGAAATATGAAAGTGGTTGTTGATTATATGAAAGAATATGATATGAAGTTTAATGAGTTGTTTGAGTGTAGTGGAATCAACCATCCTCCAATACTAAAACTTTTATTGGGTGGGGATATTTCATTAGAAACTTTTACAGTTTTAGATATATGTTTAGGTTTTACAAAGACAATAGATAAAAAGTTGATTGATCCTATATGGAGAGATCAGAAAAGATTGTGTTATAATTACAAACCATTTTTAGAAGTCAATATTAAGGAAAAACGAAAACTTATACTGGACGTATTAAATGGATATTGATTTTGGTACAGGTAAAGTAACTTATCCAGAACGTGATGCTGATAGAGCAGCTCTTCAAAAATCTTTAGAAGATATGAAGATTCCAGAAGAAGAAGATAAAGAACCAGTATTTTCAAAAACAATTCATCAAAATTTAAAGTACGGTAGATTAAAATATTTGATATATTGTTTCTTGTTGATGGTGGATGGTTTTGTTGGTATTATTTCATTAGGACAGACTCAGAGTATTTTAGCAAATAAGTATATATTATCAGATTATATTATGGGAGATTATGATGGAGATAGATAAAACAGCAGTTAATTTTAATTCAAGTCCTTTGTATAGGTTCTTGATGGTAGATGGTAAGTTTAAGGGTGTAGAATTTTATTTCAAGAATGTAGAGTTAGATCATCATAATACACCTAATTCATTTGATATAGCATTTGGATATGAAATCATTGGTGGTAATTATAAAGATGAAGGATGGGAAGAAGATATGGAACATATGAATCGTATTGTTAATGAGAAAAATTCAGATCAGTTTGAAGTTGAAATAGGTAAGATACTAAGGAACTTATTAATTTTGAATGATCCGAGAGTGACGTTACATAAAGGAAAGGATATATGAGAATAGAGCAATTAATACTTGAGAACTTAATACATGATTCACAATATGCAAGCTTGATCGGTGTGTTTTTAAAAACAGAATATTTCAGGTCAAGTCCTGAAAGAATTATATTTAGTGAAATACAAGATTATATAAACGAGTATAATAAAGCACCAGGAATTTCAGCACTATCAAATATTGTTTCAGATAGAGATGATTTGAATGAAACAACTTTTAAAAATTGTTTAGAAGTTCTGGATGGTTTGGGTGAAACAAAATCAGATGATACAGAGTGGTTGCTGAGTGAAACAGAAAAGTGGGCAAAGGATGCAGCTATCTATAATGGTATTGTGGATTCGATTGCAATATTAGAAGGTAAAGATAAAGAAAAACCAAAAGACGCAATACCAGATATGTTGACTGATGCACTTTCAGTATCGTTAGATACTAGTGTAGGACATAACTATATTGATGATGCATCCGAGAGATGGGATTATTATCATAAACGAGATCAGAGATTTCCATTTGGGATTGAGATGTTGGATAAGATTACAGGTGGTGGAATATCACCAAAGACTCTTACAGTATTTCTTGGTGGAACTGGTTCTGGTAAAACATTAGTCAAAACACACTTAGCTTCTCAATACATCAAACAAGGATTTGATGTATTATATATTACATTAGAGATGGCACAGGAACGAATAGCTGAAAGAATTGATGCAAATCTTTTGGATGTTGACTTAGATCAAATAAGACTTTTACCAAGAGAATCGTTTAATGCTAAGATTGAAAAATTGATGAACTCTACTAGAAATTTTGGTAGATTGATTATCAAGGAGTATCCTACTTCTGGAGCTCATGTTGGAAATTTTCGTGCATTGTTGAGAGAATTGAAAATCAAGAAACGATTTGCACCACAGATTATTATATTAGACTATCTAAATATTTGTTCTTCCAATAGAGTTAAGTGGTCATCAAATATGAATACTTACGTTTATATTAAATCTATAGCAGAAGAGATTCGTGGTTTTGCAGTTGAGGCAAATGTTCCTATTATCACAAGCTCACAGTTAAATCGTGATGGATATTCCAGTTCTGATCCAGATATGACAAATATATCGGAATCATTTGGATTACCAGCAACAGCAGATTTAATGATGGCAATTGTAGCAAAAGAAGATAATGGTGGTCAATTAATGTTCAAACAGTTAAAGAATAGATATAGTGATCCTACAATCAATGCTAAGTTTATGTTAGGTATGAATAAGAATCGTATGAGATTAGAGAGTATTTCACAGTCACACCAACCAGTATTGGCAAATGGTGGTTCTAGTGCATCATTTGATAGAAAGACGGCTGCAAGTTCTACGGATTCACCATTTTTAAAACAATATAAAGACGTTAAAATAGCACCAAAGGTGTCATCTGGCAAAATGGAAGATTGGAAAATATAGTCGGATGTATAAATATTATAAATATTATAAAGAGAAGATATGAAAGAAAAGAAACTTATAGAATTGTTTCAGGATTCTGCTAGTAGATTAAAACGAAAAGAAAATAGTACTACATCACTTCACTCAATGGGTGGGTATGGCGAAATAGACCATGAGAGGATATGTCCGTTTCGTTCTATTCCATTTGTTGATTGTCCCCTATGTAAAATAGAGAGTTTAGGTAAAATATAATGCAATCATTCTAAA